TATTATATTTCCTGCTATATCTGTTGCTGGTAATTGTATGTATTCAACTCCTAATTTTGCTTTTATACTATTTAAGGTTGGGTTTAGTTGATTAATATATTCTTGTTCTTTATGTCTTATATAATCAGGTTCTTCGCATGTTCCGGCTTCTAATACTACTATTTCAAAATTAACCCAATCTCCATTTGCTCTAATATATTGGTATAATTTACACCAGTATTTTTTACTGACTTTATTATGTACATTCTTTTTATGTTGACTTTTTCTAGAACTTAATTTATTTGTTGAACCAATATAAAATTCTTCAATATTATTATCTAAACATTTTATTTTATAAATCCAATATTTCATTATATAATATATATAGTTTTTATATTTTTATATATAGTAATTATATTTTATTTATAAATTAATTATCAGAAAAATCCTTTTCTATTCTGAGAAATCTAAATCGGGGTATTTATTACTATATTTACTTTTTGGTTTCTTTGTTGTTATTGTTTCTAATTCTTCTCCATCTGTTTCGTCGTACTCGTCTAATTCGTGTAGCCATAATTTAGTATTAGCACATTTTAATAAGTCTTTATGTTTTATAGAATACCATAATTTATTTTCTTTTTTGATTCTTGAAAATCCTGCTTCAGACATTTTTCTATGGAAGTCTTCTTTTGTCATTTTACTATATGTTGATTCATATTTAAATTCTGTATATAAGTCTTGAGCAGAAGAATCAATGTCTAACTTTTTAATTATATATTCGTCTTTAATAAATTTATATACTGAATCTAATCTCTTGCTTAATGAATCTTTTTTACTTTGAGTTAGAGGGAATGCTTGAGGATTAAATATATTAGTATCTATAGAATAAATATAATGAAAGAAAGCCTCACCAACTTCGTCGCAGAAACATTCTCCATATAATTTGTCATAGAATGCTCTATCTCCTACTTTATGAGTCGCAATGTCTAATATAAAGTACCTTCTACCGTCGTCGTCTTTTATAGCGTCATTATTAGAACATAAAATATAATTATTAATATTATTACTTTCATAAGCTTTGGTACATTTATTTTGTAAAGTTATATTTGAAGAGGTAATCATTCGTTTTAAAGTTGAACTTATACTCTCCCACTCGGCTTTACTAAAATTTTCTAATTCTTCTATACATACGAGTAATTTACCTCCTAATATTTCATTAAATTTAGTTCTTATAGGGTCTGAACCTGTTTCTATACATAAATTATTACCTAATACAAAGTTGGAAAGAAAAACAAATAATGAAGACTTACCAACACCTTGGATTCCTTTCAAGTACAAACAAGAATTATTTTTATTACCCTTTAACATATTTGAAATCCATTTTAATAAAAATAAATAACATTCTTCTTTATTAGAGCATAAAATTTCTTTTATAAAATTTAATAAATAATCTAGTTTATCTTTTATTATTTTAGTAGGAACAAATGCCTTATTATAAATATATTTTGTAGGAGGACAAAGATTAATTTTGTCGTCATAAAATGTTTCCTTATTAACTTCGTACGAAATTGTTTTTACTTCTGTAAATTCTTTAAAATAATAGTTGCATAATTCTTTTTGCATTCTATTAAAATAAGAGCGTTTAATCTCTTGGTCGTCTTTAATAATATATACTCCGTCTATTAACATAGCATGATTACCATTACTAAGAGGTACAAAAAACTTTGTTATGTATTCCTTAGCATCTATAGGAGAAAGAGACTTTATTTTACTTAAATTGAAATTTTCCATTTTAATACTCATTTTATATATACACTATATAATTAATTTGTTTTTAAATAGAAATTATTTATTTTTTTTATTTCATTATATTGTATATATATAAAATACACAATATAATAATAAAGAATTATTACTGATTCTACCATAATAAATGTATTGCCAAATTATTAGGTGAATATTTATTTTCTTGCCAATTACCTTTTATTTTTGTTGCTCGGCGTAAGTAGCGTTGTCTACGTTCTTCGTCATTGTGTTTTGTAAAGTCTTCATAATTAGTATTACCAAAATGAATCCATTTATCTGTATTAGGATTAAAAACCATATATTTTTTATTCTTTCTTGTTGACAAACATATTATAACATTTTTACCTAAATATTTTTTAGCTTTTTTTAAAACCACTTCGGGATTTGAAACTTCGTCTATATCCATATTATATATACTTATATATTTATTTCTTTTTAAATTTCATTATTAGTTGTTCTTTTTTTACCCTTTACTTTAGCCACTCTACCAATAGATTCGTCGTCTTCGATTAAATTAATATTATGGTGTTCTAAAAACTTTTCAAAATCATTTTTAGTTGTTGATATAGGAGTCATGTCTTCGTCACCTAATAAATCAAAATTTAATTCTTCTTGTTTTTGTTTAGGTTTATAAGTGAAATGGTCTTCTAATAATTTATTCATTTTATCTTCTTGTTCTTGTTTTTCTGGTATAATATGTTTAGTGTCATAATCTTGACCAGTGTCATAATTAGTAATAATAAGTTCATTCTTTTCTTTTGTTTGTCCACCTTTTAATGCGTCAGTATATTTAGTTTTAACTGTTTCAATATTATAATCTTGGAATAATTCTCTTAGAAAAGGTGAGTCATTAATACTAATCATAAATTTTCCATGTTTTTTATTTATACTGTCTATTTCTTTTTTAAATTCGTCATAGTCAAATGAGGTTCCTTTTTCTATAACTTTATAATGTTTATCGGTTGAACCTTCATAAGGAGGGTCGAAATAGAAAAATGAATCTTTACCATTATAATCTTTAACTAATTTTTTATAGTCTTCATTTTTAATAGTTGTGTCTTCTAATCTTTCACCATAGTCTTGTTTTAAATTAACTTTACCCATACCTCCCCAACTTTTACCTAATGAGAAAAAAGACAATCTGGTTAATAAAAAGTTTCTAACAAATTTTCCATAATCTGAAGTAGGATTAGAATCTTTAATTTTTTTAAAATCTTCTTTTGTATATTCTTTATTAATGTCTTTTTTAATTATTGCTATTGGATTTTCCTTAAAACCTTTATAAATAGAAATAAGGTCAGAATCTAAGTCATTCACAATTTCGTGTTTAGATTTATTTTTTTCTAATAATATATTACCACCACCAACGAATGGTTCAATATAAGTCATGTCTTCATAACCTTTAGGGAAACGTTCAACTATTTTTTTCTTAAGAAGTTTTTTACCACCCATACGACCAACTATACCAGAACCTAGTATTTCCCCGTCATGTCTTGTATAAGTACGTGTATCCATTTTACGAATACCTTTTCCTGATAGGTTTGGTGAGTTTTCCTTCTCTATTATTTTTTTCCCTTCATAGCTCTAATTCTTGCCATATGGTCTTTTGCTTCTTGACTACCTTTTTTAGGTCTACCACAACCCGACATTCCTGTACCAAGTGCTTTAGAATATTTAGGAGGTACTTTAGGATGCTTTTCTAAATTAATGTCTGAAGCCATAATTCTTAATGCGTCCTTAAATTCTCTTTCTTCTTTTTCTCTATGATTTTCTATTAGTTGTTCAAGAGACGCATTTTTACGAGGCCTACCACGCTTTTTAACACCCGCACCGGTTGCTTTATGGAGTTCTTTGGCTATAACCTCTTTCCCTAATTTAGAACCGGCAGCAGAACCTGCAACACCAGCAATAGGATTACCTCCAGATGCTAATCCAGCTAAACCACCAAGAACGGCAGCAGTTGCAGCAGGAACACCATAGTCTATTAAATCAGTGGCTAATCCACCTTTTTTAGAAGTAATATATTTTCCAGCCTTTTCTCCGTATTCTTCTATTTTCTTTTCCGCTTTCTTTCCTACAACTTTTTTACCTAAATCTCTAAAAAACTTTTCGACATCTTTCTTACTAATTTTACCACCACGCATTCCGTGTTCGCCAATCATACCACCACGCATTCCGTGTTCGCCAATTAAACCATAACCACCAGCACCGGTTAATTTATGTAATTGAGGGGCTAAGTACTCTTTTCCAAGTTTAGCACCAGCAGCAGAACCAGCCACTCCA